TGGTCACCTGACACTACAACACCGTCCTCAACAGACAAGAGCCTGTACGGGGGGATAGTAACACCAGCCACCAGCATAGGGTACTTAGGTGAGCTTACAACGTATGGGTAGAATGCCCCTAGGGTTGTGTCAAAGATAAGCTCCTTTACACCAGAGCCTGAGCTAACACGGTTCTTGTACACCCAAGTTACCTTACGCTCGAATGTGTCATAAGACCCAAATGCGTAGGCTCTGTCTAACGAATCAATATCTTCGTAGTACGACTGGATGGTCTTCTGTGTAAGACTGTCTGCTACATAGTCACCAAACTGGTTCTGTGCAATGACATAGATGCCATCCTCAGACCAGTACATGACGCTAGTGTCCACTAAGACAACAGAGTTAGGACTACTGCACCCGTAGCTTGTAACCTTTGATACAGCGTAGTTGGTGGCCTTGAAGCCATAGTCACTACCACCCTGCACTTTCCATATACCGTTAGAGGCTATGACAAGCAAGATGTTACCGACAGTCACAAGGTCAACTATCCCGTAAGCCTCGTCGATGCGGATGAAACCACCATCAGTGTCTACGATGTCTGGCTCTTCCTTAGAGGTAGGGTCACCATGCTGGTAGCAGTTAACTACATCCGTGGGGTCTTCCACTAGCTGGCTAAACAAGATGTACGAGGACATGTTTGGGGAGTTCTCATCCCCACCAATTACGTCACCACTAAAGCCAGAGTAGAACACTCGTCCAGCATACTCTGCGATAGCCCCCGGACCACCGGGAGTTGTGTCGATAGGTAGGCTAGAGATTTCGTGGTCTAGCTGTGGGTAACGGTTGTTAAGGTTCACCACCTCTGCTAGACGGCTAACACCCCGGGCCAATGCATCAATGATGAAATAACCTTTCGGTGCTGGGGTTGTGCCAATTGGATTATCCCGCACGTCCTTTAAGTTAAACCGGTCAGTGAGACGGTCGTCTCCATCATTAGCATCTGGGTAGAGGGAGTAGGTTGTTACATCAGAGTTGGAGGGGTAGTCAGCGCTTGCCTTGAAGTTGCTGATTAGGTCCACTACAGACTCAGTGGTTAACACCTTACGAGGAGCAGCCCAAGTCTGGTTACGCAAGTTGTAGATGTGTGAGTCAGTCTTAGTGGCTGGTCTTGTGGTGATGCCTGACCCTGCCCTTAGGTTAACCCCACCTATCTTATCCTCAGTGCCGAAGGAGTCCCGTATCAATAGACGAGACTGCTTAGTGGTAAACACCCCACTGTTATAGATGATAGACAGGATGTTTGCTGTGCCACTAGCTGCGACTAGCACACCATCTACGACAGCAAAAGAGAACCGGTCCAACAGTGTTGCATCAGCAATTACTGTGGTGTACACAAGTCCAGTGGACAATGATGCTGCACTGGTGTTAAAGATGTTAAGCTCATTGCCAACCTGCACAACTACAAAAGTAAGGTTGGGGTCACCACCCACGTTCTTCCAACTATATGACTGGATGGCTAGTTCACCAATAGCTGGCACTGCCACAGAGGTTGTGATAATTTGGTGGCTGTCTTCAAAGTCTACACCTAGGCGCCGACGACGAGTGCCATCCCTCTGCAAGATGAAGTTCTGCTCATCTAGAGAGGCATTATCAGGAAAGGTGAGGGGGCTAGCCTCAGTTACTAGGCCAGCTACGAAGTTTGATACTGCTACTGCACTAGTCTGTCTTGACACCTTTAGTCACCTTAACCTTCTCAACATAGCTGTCGATAGCACGCTGGGCCATTTGAGTTGTGGTATATTTGCCACGGAGGGACAAGTGTACCGAGCCCTTACCAGCGGGCTTAATCTCTTTGTATCCGTAGGTGTTGTCCCCAACAATTCTGTGGTCTTTATACTCTACATCACTCATTTGCCATCCCTAAACGTGGGGTCTTTAATAGACTTTTGATTGTTACGGCCATACGAGGGGTATTGAATACCACCATGTACACGCCAGTCCTTACGTGCTAGCCAGCGGTTCTGCCTGCCAGCCTCTTGTTCTGCTTTAACATCCTGCACTTGCTTAAGCTTCAACGATGCTCGACTCTTGGCCTCTTCTAGCAGCAACGTGAATGCTTCTTCTGGTAGGTCTGGGATGAACGAGTCAGATGTAGTCCACAGTGGAAACACATAACCTTGTGCCTGCACCTTAGACTCTTGTAGCGTATCATCCACTGCTATGTCGTAAGAATCAAACACCACTACAGAGTCATTGAATGAGGTGTAGTAGGTTGGTGGTTGGTCATTGCGGATAAGCAGCTCAATGCCAGAGGTGTCTGTGATGATGTCAATGTTAGCTTCATCACTGTTCCGTTGGTTAGATACCCGCAGGAAATCATCAGGCTCAATCCACCGCACAGCTTGGTACTTCTTACGTGTCTCACCCACCTTGGACTTGTTGTAGTTGATGAAGGAGAGTTCCTTCACACTATCACTCAAGGTCATGTGTGTGGGTGTAGCTGTAGTGCCGGGAGCTTGTAGAGAGATGCCACGCTTTAGATGGGGCCAGTTACGGTTGCTCATCATTGCAAAGTATGTGGACTTGACTATCTGTGCAATCTGCTGTGACTCAGTAGTATCATCAATACTGTTAACTTCATCACTGTCAAGGTCATTTAGAATATCCTGTACAATGTCCAGCAGGCTCATTTTCATACTGCTGCCCCAATAAACTTACTGACAACTACTGAGGCGGATGCTGCTGCGCTCCATGGCAACACAGCGGGCACAACTCGGAACAGGCCACCATTGTTAATGCCAGATGAGTCACGAGCAATCTCTAGCTCAAAGTACGTACCAGCTAACGCGTGTACTGGGATGGCTGCTGAGAATGGTGTAATGCTGTTCTGGTCTGGCACCCTTACAGCGTTAGAGCTGAGTACCTGAGAGCCGTTAACTAGAATCCTGCTTAAGAGGGTTGAAGTGCCAGCCCCAGCGGTTCGACCAAACCGTAAGAATACTGAGACTAGGTAGTCCCCTTCTACATGAAAGGTGATACGTCCAGCAGAGTTTAGTGTAGCATCTGCTGTAACAATGCCTGCCCCAAACTCAACTTTGTATGGTGTGTCCAATGCCACTGGGCCCTGAGAGGCTGCCAGTGAGACGTTAGTTAGGATTTGTTCATACCCAACTGGCACTGGGATGTTAATGATGCTTGAGTAGTCTAGGAACTTAAATATGCTCCCACCACTACCATCAGAGTGCAACACTTGGTCTAATAAGGCGGAGGAGGCATGCTTAACTTCGTGCCGATCCGCGTCCAGTATAGCTACATGCTCTACCATATAATCCTCCGATAAAAAAGGGCCAGCCAGTTTTACCTGACTGACCCCTCTCCATTGTTATTAAGCTACGACAACACCAGCTGGTGCAATCTTGTAACGCACAACGATGTAGCCCGCAGTACCGCCAGTCTGTGCCAACACACCAGTGTTAGCCGCTACGATACCGATTGGAGCTGCCTCAGTGGCCCCAATGACTGCTACACCACCAACGGTAAGGGCCGTCACGTCACCAGTCACGAAGGTCTCATCAACCCCAGTGATCTCTACGTTGCGGGGGAAGAGGACTGGCAATACAGCGCCATCCAAGTTCCATACAAACTCACTGTCGTAACCAAAGGTCTTAAAGACACCTTGGGTGCCACCGGAACCGCGTGGGCCATACTGGTTGCTGACGTTCAGGCCAGCGCTATCTTCATAAGCCATATTATTCTCCTAGTCTTAGTTGCTGATGGCAGTGGCGGAAGTGACATAGATACCCATGGTATCCAGACGCTGTACACCAAAGCCGTAGCGGCAGCGAACAACAAACTCATCACGAGCCCGATCTTTGTTACGCTCACCCTCAGACTTAGGCATCCGACGCCATGCACCCATGATGGGCTTGGTCTGGTCGTCTTGGATACACATGAACATGTTAGCTACACCGCCAGTAATGCTGGTAGTGCCATCGTTGAAGTCGCCAATGTACAAGCGGTTCGAGGTGATGATGTTCCAGCCGTACAAGTTCATCAAGAACTGTTGACCACGAGCCAAGCCGCTCTCAAGGATCATCTGACCGAATGGTGTCACGTCGTGAGTGATAGTTACCAAACCATTCAGTGTGGCTTCTACTACTGGGTCACAGACAAACACTCGACCTTCGTCGGGCACGTTGGCTTTCTTAAAGGCCAGACGCATGCGGATGAGGGCTTCAAGCTCAAACGCTTTGTTAACGCCATCTGCCACGATTACGTGTGCAAAACCGTTAACACTATTGGGGCCAACATTGGCCTCGTAGAACTTAGCACCAGTTGCGAGGAAGTCTGTCTCAAAGGTCTCTTGGATAGCTCGGGTGGACTCAGAGGCCCGCTCAGCCATCAAGCGATCAATGTCAGTGCCATCTTCACGCAGGTCATCAGTAACGTACCATGCATCACCCTTGTACTCGGTGATCTGGAAAGTGATCTCACCGGTTTCAATCGGGTTGTAGATCAGTGGGGTATCTTCTTCGGCTTCCTGAATAGTCACGGTGCCGATGGTCTTAATGTGGAGGGTAGTGCCCTTACCGAAGTCAGAGACGTCGCGGTAGAATGCTTCACCCAACAGGCCGTCGTGCAGGTTCATCAGGATGAACTGAGAATACTGCTCGGCTTCAATGAATGCTTGTGTGTTCGAAGTGACTTGCATATTAATTCCTTAAGTTTTTATTGAATACCATATCGAGCATACACTTCTTCTTTTACCTTCTGCATGTACGCAGCCTGCTCTTTAGATGTTGCCCCAGATAGTAAAGACTTAGTGGGCCGTTCGAGAGCAGCACGTTCATTAGCATAGGAGGAGGGTAGGTGTAGGCCACCAGTGGTGGGTTTAACTGACGGCTTAGCCGCCGAACCGAAAAGCGCCAGTACCATTGCTGGATTCTGACTAGCTAGTTTGCCTAGTTCCGCTGGTGTAGTGCCAAGCTCTTTCGCCTTAGCTTCTACAACACTACGGGACTTCTCTCCATACATCGAAGAGAGTGCTTGCTGTACTTGTGCTTGGTTTGATTGGGCCATGTCTGCTTGTTTAGTCTTGCCCAGCATGTCCTGCACAAGTTGCATCACTGCTTGCTCATCAAGTCCACTGGATTTGGGTGGTAGTCCTTTATCCTCTTGGTCTTTATTTTGCGAAGTCAGTCGAGTAACAACATCTTCCACTGCTGCACGTTTCTCTAGTTCTGCTCGCAACGATACAAGTTCCTGCTCCTTCTGCTGGAGCTCAGCTTTGAGCTGAGGAATGTACTGTTGTGCATTGGCTAGACCTTCAAGTGCTTTAGGAAGGCTGTCGTACTTCGGTTGCCCATTCTCATTGCGGATGCCATTCAACAGGTCTGCATACTGAGTATCTGCGGGAGGGGCTGTAGTAATGCCATCAGGAGATGGCGCCTGGGTCACAGGCTTTACTTCTTCTACATCATCAAAAACATTAGGCTGGTCAGCCATAAAAAATACCTATATTCTGTGTTAGGAGTAAGAATTTCTACTTCTCTTTAAACACCTTAGGGCCACTAGGGCCCTTTAGTATTTCTAACTACTATTGTTTTAAGTAGAAGAAGTAAGAAGTAGTTAAGCTGCTTAAGTATCCTTAGTATCCTAGTAATACTAGTACTACTGGAATTTCTAAGCTTTGTCTACTCTGTCATCATTTATCAGACTAATGACTTCTTGCATTGCTCTTTCATAACCTTTTGCATCAGCTTGCATGTAAGCCCAGTTAGGATTCTCATATCCTTCTTTTGATCTGGCAGAATGCTGTGATGCATTGATCTTGTCTGTAAGCAGCACAGTGAGTCGTTTGCGTGTCACCAAGGCCTCTCTGTAGCTCTGTGTGACGCTTACAGCAACATCCTTCATCAACCCCTTAGTCCAAGACACTTTCATCAGACAGCCCCCTCTCCGGGCACTTGGCCCTGTACTGCTGTATCTTCCTGTGCTTGGTTCATAAGAGCTTGTGTCTCTTGGTTCTCAATAACAGCAATGTTAGGCCGGAATACATTGTAACCTTTGAGCCCTGTAACATCATCAACAAACTTGGACAGTTGCTTGCCACTTGTGTGAGGTGCAATCATCTGCCCAATAGGAGAGCCAAAGATACCGACAATGTTCTGTAGGTCTTGTGCTTGCTTAGAGAAGTGACGAGCACCTACTGGTCTAATCTTACCGTTAGCAGTAATGTCCCCTTTGGTGATTGTCATAA